TGTATAATCTTTTGTGTATCGCTGACATAACTTTAGATCCTCTTTCAAGAAGAGCCATTGTAGTTCCTACAGCTGCGTTTTGAGATCCTTCACCAATTTGTAATTCTGATATCGCAGCAAATCTTTGACCTGCTTGCACAACAATACCCATGAGCTGTAATAAAGTTGCTGATGGTTCTTTGTATGGTAAAGCATAGAAAGCTTCTTTTAAATTACCACCTGGTGCATCAACATCTTTAAACTCACCTGGTTGTATTGGTGATGCTTCGTCTCTAACTCTTACACCTCTTTGTTTAAATCCTGCAGGTAGATTAGATAATGTTCCTGCATCTAATAATTGGCGGAGAGCAACTGTTGCAGTTCTACTCAATCCGCCAATCATATGTATTAACCCGAAACCATAGAATCCTAGTCCTGGCAGAAATTTGAAGTGGACAAAGTATTGGACTCTTTGTTTTCTTGGGTCATTGGGCGCGTAGTTCCTTCTTATCGAAAGAACTGTTTGACTACCTTCCTCGACTGTTACGATGTAAGGTAGCTTGATGCCAGTCGGTTCCCCGTCCGCACCAATATCTTCGAAGCCTTCTAAATCTAGATCGACGTGACACTCTAAAAGAGTATACATCGTTTGTTGTTTTCCAGATTTTTTAGTGCCTTCTAATTCTTTTTCTTTTTTAGAAACTTCGTCGTTAACTGTCATTCCTGGTGATGGTAAATCTATATCAGAATAGAAACCACCAACTTGTTGTTTTCTTAAATCGTTTTCAGATATTTTTATAACGTGAATAATAGACTCTGCTTCTTCTAAACTGTTTGCTGTGTAAGGCACGATTAGATCATCAGCAGGGATAAATTTAGAAACTGCTCTGCCTAATAAATCATCGTAGTAAACTTTTTTAAATGTAGAACCTGCAAGAGGTAAGTGAAACAACATAGAATCAAACTCTGGCTCATACTCTTTCATCTGATCCATAATTTGATAGTTCATGAAATCTTTTACACGTTGAGCTTGTTGTTGTTTTGGTGGAGTTGCATCTCCTAAAACTTGTGTTCTTACTGGACCGTCACTTGGTAATAACTCTTTGTATGCTGTGGCTTGAAACTGTGTAACAGCTTCTGCCAACACAGGGTGCGTTGCACCAGAAGCTCCTTGAAACGGTTCCGTTCTATTTTCATATTTGAAACCTAATAAGTCAAGACCATCTGTATAACTTTTCTCCCAATCTTTTCTGGACGTCTTGTAGTCCATATAATCTGCTTTTAGTTCACTACCGAGTGGTCCTAAAACATCATCAGGTAAGAGATCTGCTAAATTGTCAAAATGAGATTCTGTGCCAGGTATGTTTATTGTACCCGGTTCAAAATCAATCGTTGCACCGCCGTCTTCTTCGGGTGTAACTTCTATTGGTCCTTTTTCTTGAATCTCCTCTTTGACTTCAATATCCTCGCCTGGGACTTTAATCTCAGTACGTACTTCAGTCGGGAGTCCTTTTTCTATATCTGCCATTTATTACTCCATCATTGTTCTAGCATAGTCTTCTAACGAAGCCAAGCCTCCTGGTCCCTTTTCAGGGGGTGGCCCAGATCGTTTACCTGCTTGCTTTAATAGTCCACCACCGGCTAATTCAACAGCCATTGCTCTATTGCCAGTGACAGTATCTTTTAAATTATCAAAAGCTTGTTTTCTCATAGCTGCAACACCAGCCTCAGTTTCGGCTCTTTCTTTTGCAACTCTTTGTTTACCAGCTTCAAATTTTTGTTTTGCTTCTTCCAAAGCCATATCTGTTTGCACAGGTGGTGCTTCAATAAAACCAAAACCTGTTGGCATATCTATATTCAATTCTGCGATTTGCTCTTGTTTAACTTTTGCTCTAGCTTCTCTTTCTTCTGGAGACATAGCTAAAATATCTTTTGTGCCACCTATAATATCTGTACCAATTAAATTTCTCTCTAGTGCCTCAACTAAATTTTTACCCGCTGCAACATCTTGAAAAGTTGTGTAAGCAACGTAAGGAGCAACAGCTAAACCTAAAGTTTTAAAACCAGCCGATAAGTATTTTGCTTTTCCTATATCACCAGGAATAGATTTTGCTACATCGTACATGGTAGATATTATTGGAAGCTTGGCGTTTAGTTGTGTAACATTTTTTGCATTTCTTTCAGCAAATTTTTCTAAAGTTTTTCTTTTTACAAATTTTTTTAAATCTTTAACTTGTTTTTCTGGAGCGATATCTGGAGCTCCAACCTTAACACCACCTCTTTCAATCTGTATACCTTCTGGTTTTAAAATTCTACCCGCTGTCTCAAGATCCATTTTACCAGCGTCAACTCTGCCTTCAACTAAAGCAGCTAATTTATTTTTGTCTCTTGTTAATAGTTGTAAATCTGCTGGTGAAGTTTTAACGCCTTTAGTGTGATGCTTTTCTATTGCTGCAGATATACTTCCTACACCACCACGACCTGGGGAGTCTAATAAATTATTTAAAAGTTGATCAAATGTAGGGACTTTTTCACCTGCATCTGTAAACAACTTGTTCAACACTGGTATGTGGTCTCCTCTTGTGTCCTTTACAATATTTACATACTTAGAAACTTTTTTAAAGTTAGGATGTGTTTTAATTGAAGTGCCACCTTTGTAACTATCATGATAAAACTTTTTACCACCGCCGGCTTGAGTGTTGTCTTGAAAACCAATTATTTTTTCATTCTTGTAAATAGGAACATATTCAGAGACACCTGTATCTGCAAGTTGTTGCAATCTAGCTCTTTGAAACTGAGTCAATAAATAATTTTCTGGTTTATTAAATTGAAAACCAAAAACAAGTTTAGGGCTTTCTTTAACTAAATTAACTGCTTGTTTATAAAGTTCAGGATTAACTTTTCTATCAACTCCAAATCTACTTTTAGTAAAATCAAAATCAAAATCAGTAAAAGTTGATTGTAGTAATTTTTGTTCAGGTTTACTTAAAGGATTAGTTAGCGCTTTTGAACCTGTGCCAGTCCCTACAGTTTTAAAATCTTTTCCTCCTCTTGTTCCTGTTTTTTTAATACCTCTAATTAAATCTTTTGCCATTATGTTACCTGGTGTATTAGATGGGTATCCTCTACCAGGATATTTTTCAAAGTCAGGTGCAGGCAAATTTCTTTCTTTTGCTTTATTAGTAATAATTTCTCTTAATCTTGTTAAATTTTTTTCACTGATACCTTCTACTTTTCTTTTAGTTTTAACGGCAGCTCCTCCTGTAGGAGGTCTTGTAGCCTCAAACTCTTTTACTTTTTGTTCTACTACGCTTTTATCTTTGTCTCGAAATGTTACATTCTTGCCATCTCTTTTTAAAGTTATTGCATAGAAACCTTTATACGGACCTTTTTTATTTAAAGTTATCCCACCAACTCCATAACTAGTTCTACCACCATCTTGTAGCTCTAACATTTCTTCTACCTCTTCTGGGTTTTCTAAATACTCTTTTAGTTTTTCAAATCTTTTCTTTTTTCTTTTCTTAAGTTCTTCTTCTGGTTTTCTTTTAGGTAGGACTTCTTTGTTTTTTACAGAACCACCGCCGTTAAATTTAGGGCGAGTGAGCCAATCGATTGCATCGTTGTAATGTTTTATTTTCATTATTCTCCTAGCATGTATGCTAGCCCACCACCTGCTTTTTTAAGTTGAGCTTCACCAACTTCTTCTAGAATTTCATTCATAGAATCTAAACCATCTTCGATATCTTTCATCTTACCTTCAGCATCTGGTCTTACTGTAATCTCTTCGTAGTCTGCTGGTAGTCTACCCTCTGGAGTATTCTTCGGTGTTCTATAAGCTATCACTTCTTCTGACATTGTTCCTTCAACTATATCATCACCTACCATAGTGCTGCCTTGTTTTTGTTTTTTAATAATAATATCTCCAGTGGTTTGATCTTCTACCATTTCATAATTTTTATATCTCTTACCACTTTCTCTCTCGATACTTGTAAGTCCTGGTGCATCCTTACCAAGTCTTCTAATTTTATCTACAAGTTTAAAAAAATAAGCTGGAACTTCTTTTGCTGTCTCAGCTACAACAGGTGCTGCTTGTTTTAAAGGTGCCACAAATTTTCCAAGAATAGGAATAGATGCAAGTCCTCCTAAAATTTTTACAAACGTTCTTCTGTCTGGATCAACCGGACCACCTTCTTCAAATCTTTGTAAGAATGTAGCGCCTACATTTCCTGACGGGGCTACACCTAAACCAAGTATGCCACCTCCTTTTGTAGGAAAGTTATACCCGACACCTAACTCTCGTGCTCCTCGACTTCCTAAAAACTCTCGTAACTCTCCAACACCGCCCTCTGTTGGAACTCTTTGCATTTGTGGCATTGGAAAAATAGGTTGAAGACCTGTATTCAACATATACGCTAATGGATCTGTTTGTTCTTCATCCTCCTCTTCAGGTTGTGGTATGATAACTTCCTCTTCTTCTTCAGGTAAAGTTGGACCTATAAAAACATCACCTCCACCTGTAGCAGCAGGTAGACCTGCACCGCCACCACCACTAAAACCTATTCGACCACCGTTTGCTTTTTCTTCACCAAACATAGTCTCCACGTATTTTTCTAAAACTTTATCTTTAAGTTCAGGACGCTCCTGATAAAAAGGATCGTTTTCTAATTCTTGTTTAAAATTTTCTAAATTAATTTCTTTGTCTGTTTCTTTCATGTCACTTAATGTTCTTTGCAACATTCTATTAACTAATACACCTCCAGATGTAATCGCTGCCATCTCTGGTGCTAATGATTTCATGTCTCCTTCTTGAGCTCTTTTCTTAACACTTCCTAAATAATCTTTGTATCTTTGTAGAGGACTCTTCTCACCAAGAGCTTTGATAAGTCTCATCACGCCACCACCAATACTAAAATCTTCTCTGTCTTGTTTTTTCTTTCTAAGTCTTGCAGCAGCTTCTTTGTTTTGTTTTTTCATTCTCTCTATCGTTAAAGCGTCTTCAACTGATATACCTAAATCTTTTGCTCGCTCTGCAGCCCTTTGCTCTAAAGACATGCTTTTAATTCTGTTTGAGAAAGATTTAAAATCCTCTGCTCTTTCCCTTGCGGCTTCGTCTGCTTTAACTAAATCTCTTATTTCTTGATCAATGTCTTTAGGTTTGGTTTTAGGAGCCTTTCCAATGTTAGTATCTTTTGCTTTACCTCTACCCATTAAAAAATCCATAATACCTTCAGGTGACATACTTTTAGTTTTACCTTCGATAGTTACAGATAGCTCACCTTCTTTAGGAACTACTTTTGGTTTGAAACCCATAAAAGGTCTGTCAGGATCCATTTTAGGTGTGCCTTTGAAAACAGGATCTATCATCTCCATTTGTTTTTTAGCTTCTTTCTGAGCTATGTCTTGGAGCGCATCTCTTTCTGCTGGTGTTGGAAATCTACCTCTGTCTTTTACGAATCTTCTAAATGTTAATTGAAATATTTCTTTAAATAAACTTGGCATAATCAATAATAAGTTCTGGGCCTAGTTGCTGTTGTCTCCTCTATGTAATCTTCAGGGTGTTGTAATAAACCACTCTGCCTAAATCTTAGTAAAGCCTGTGTTGTACAGTCTACAAGGTCGTCGTGATCCCCATAAGGAAACGCGGCGCATTGTTCAACGACCTCCTCAGCAAAGTCTCTATCGGGTGCCCAAACTATCCCTGACTCAAAAAGAGGGGCAACGCTGTTTACTCTAGAATGTTTATCATTTCCTTTGGACGGAGTAAAGGCGAAAACGGGTATGTATAATTTTCTAAACTCGTCGATCAAAGGCTGTCCAGATGCCTTTGCCTCAATCACAACCATATCAGGTTTCCAGTGATGATATTGTTGTAGAGCTTGTCTTCTAAGTTCTGGAAAGTCAAATCTATCTTTAACAGCGTCTAATAGAATAATATTAGGTAACGAGTCTTCGTACGGATAAAATAAACCCCAGGTGGTTATAGCTGAGAAGTCGGCGGTCTCTTTTTTGGAAAAGGCGGTATCGTAAGATTGTAAAACGTAGCTCAGTTGTGGGACCTCTTTGCCTTGATACTTGTTCCACCAATCACGTTTAATTAGAGCTCCTTGCTCTGCTACAGGATTCTGCATCCACTGTGCATTCCATTTACCTGCAGGTAAAGAAGCTTGTACCTTCTCTAATTCTTCTATGGTCCAATACTGTGGCCACACTGGTTCGTGGTCCATGATCGCTGGAAACTCGACCACGTGCCATTGATCAGACTTTGGTTCTTTTTGATTATTAATTAATCTTCCTGTGAGATCTCGAGTAGACCATCTTGTCATGACTAAAACTATTTTACCACCGGGCTGTAAACGTTGTCTTGGTCCTGATGTATACCATTCGTAAGCGGAGTCTAAAGCTGTTCTGGACATAGCGTCTTGTTCTGAGTGTGGATCGTCTATGATAAGTAGATCAGCGCCTCGTCCTGTAATAGCTCCTCCTACACCAGCCGCGAAGTATTCTCCTCCTGCCGAAGTTTCCCAACGTCCTGCTGCTTTCGAATCTTCTTGTAAAGTTGTTTTAAAAATTTTTTGATATTCTTCTGTATCGATTAAGTTTTTTGTTTTACGACCAAATCTAAATGCGAGTTCTGCCGTGTGGGTTGCTTGGATGATCTTGAGTTTTGGATCACGGCCCACCATCCACGCTGGCAAAAGATAAGATGCAAATTCAGATTTTGTATGCCTAGGTGGCATGTTTACAATTAATCTTGTGATTTCGCCTCGTGCCAGCTTGTCGAACTTGTCAGCAATATGTCGGTGATGGGACCCCTGTACGAAGTCTGGCCACATAGTTTTTACGAATGCTAGAAAGTTTTCGTTGGCATTATCTTTTATTGAAGCTCTTCTCTTTTTAACTTTTAAAGCTTTGTATCGACGTCTTACGTCTGCAGGTAATTTTTTTATCTGTTCGTTTGTTAGCATGGCACCAAAAAGTTTTTAGCATGAATAACTTTATAAATCCAGCACTACAACCTGTAGTAGTGGGACCCCTTTTTGTAATTAGGGTGGGTGGGGTACAACTAATAATTGATTTTTGGAATTTGTTTGGGACCCCTGGGCCGCCCGCAGGGCGGCCCTGTTTCGTTCGCCAATCGTTCTAGTTTTGTGCGCAAGAAAACCCAAAATGGACACCTAGTTAGAACAAAAGGCAAACGGCCCCCCGCAGGGGGGCCGACCCAAAATGGACACCTAGTTCCAAAGCGCAACCCATTTTGAACACACAGTTCCTTGACACAAGATGTAGTGTTCACGGCGCCCGCAGGGCGCCGACCCATTATGGACATAGAGTTTATTGTAATCAAATAATATCCATGATAAAATAGGAGCAACAAAGGAGCAAAATGTTAAATAATGTAATAACAAAAGAAAAAATAGAACAGTTGCAAAGGTTTAACGATGTCATCAAAGTTATGGATAAGATGATGGATAATATGCAACTGATGGCTAATAGAATCGTTAAACTAGAGCAACAAGTAGAGATGTTAAATGACAAAAAATAATTTCTACATTACTTATTACGCTAGGAAACATCAAAAGTTTATCACTCGGAAAGGTTGGTTTGATAAACCTGACGGAACAAAGGGCAGGTCTTTTGTTTCATCTAAAGGCAACCCATGCTTAATATATTGGGACTTGGACCAAGATGCATGGCGCATGGCGGTAGGCAAAACAAAAATTAAATATGAAAGTTTAAATTAAAAAGATTAAGCCCAGCGCCGTAAGGCGCTGGGCTCTTTTTATTTAATTAGTGATTTGTTTTATATTGTGAGTTGGTACAACCCATGCGATACCAATTTTCTTGGTTTCAGTATCAAGCGCCTTCAATAACTCCTCAGGCGTTCCAGCTTCCATAACTGTATCGATTGACCTTCTTTGTAAATCTTCAAGCTGTTTAAGTTTTTTACCCTCAGGCCGTCTTCTTATTTCAGCATCAACGAGCTCTCTTGCCCACTCTTTTAATTGCTCTTCGCAATCTTCAACAAATAAGTTTTTGCTGTCATTATCAAACCGATAATTGTTGATCTCTTTTTTATCTTTATCGGCCCTCTTCTTAAAGAAGGTTCGGGCTTTATCTCTTGCCTTATCTAATTGAGCTTCCGCCTTCCTGAGGTCGTTTAAGATTTTATCAGCGCCCATTTTTTTAGCGAGCTTGCCGACAATCTTTTCAGTTGCTTCCGCCCTGTACTGTTTCACCAACAGTTCTTGTTCTTTTATCAATGGTTCAAAGTTCCGTCTTACCTTAGACTTAAAATGATCCAGTTGATATTTTGTCATTGCTTTTGGCATTGTTTTATCCTTCCGTTAATAATCCTACATTATCCTATTGACAAACGATTGTCAAGTGTATATATTGATCATGGCTCCTGAGCATGAGCCTTGATAATAACTGCTCGGTTCAAGTTGCGGGAGACTGCAGTACCTCGTAACAACTTGAGCCCTGATCCATCAGGTTGGAGGTAAACCTAGGCAACTATGATGATGGATCTGGGGTCAAGTGAGAGTTCTCACGGGAACACTCGAACGACGGTATGTGCCAAATAAGCTCTGCGCAGGCGCCGTCGCACTTGGCCAAACTTGAGCCCTGGTCTAATTGGTCGAAACAGTAATTGTGCTCGAGCAATTCCAATTGGACCTGGGGTCAAGTGCTGAATATATGTGGAACATGAGGAACTTCGATTCGGACCTGGGGGCTTGACCCCGTCAGGGCCACGGTAAGGGCCCAAGCCACAAGCTGGACACAATTAGAAGGTATAAAGAATTATGAAAAGTAAACGAGCATTAAAAATCATCGGAGGCCTAAGCAAGCCTTCCAAAATGCCGGGCTGGGCCTACGGTCTACCTGCTAAAGAATGCAAGACAGGCAGCAAGCTTGTCAAAGTTAAGAACTCAGTTTGTGAGGGCTGCTATGCTTTGAAGGGCTGCTATGTTTTTAAAGTTGTGCAGGCTGCACAATACAGGCGCCTAAGATCTATTAAAAAAGCTTCATGGGTCCCGGCCATGGTTGAGGCCATCAACTCTAAAAGATCTAATTATTTCAGATGGCACGATTCGGGAGACGTGCAGGACAAGGAGCACTTATTTAAAATATTCGCAGTTTGCAAGTTAACGCCTAACGTTAAACATTGGATGCCGACCCGGGAAGCATGGGTGAAAACCTTCCTCAAATTAAAACCGAGTAACCTGGTTATCCGGTTCTCGGCTCCAATGGTAGATATGCCGGCCCCTGAAACATGGCCCAACACTTCAACGGTTGTCACTTCAGGGCCCACGTGTCCCGCACCATTGCAAGACAACGAATGCAAGGACTGTCGAAGTTGCTGGGATCCAGCCATTAAGAACGTTAGCTATGGCAAACACTAAAAAATTTGTAGCTAACAATTTTTCTGTGGATCTGTCTGGACTCCGAAGCGCCAAGCGTCAAGCTTCAAGCGCCAAGCTCCGAAAGGAACAAGCAGCAAGCGTCAAGCCCCGAGGCACAAGCATCAAGCGTCAAGCCACAAGCAACAAGCTCCCGGATCTGTGATCCTTGAAAAAGTTTTACGGACCTCTGACCGTGGCTCTTTGCAAGTATGAAAGTGTGTTTAGGATGCTGTAAATGCCATGCAATTTGGTGTGGTCTAAATCTTAATTTGTAACCTTTAGTAGCCTTGAATTCGACCGTGAAGAAATAATGATTTTTGTTGTAAGCCAACGCATCTGGCATACCAGGAACGCTAATGTTTTCAATCCTATTCCAAATAATATCGGGAGTTTTCTTTCTTACTTTTTGGTATAAATCCGCCTCTCTGACCGGGTACATTTTCGAGGTTACAATTGCATTCTAATCTGGGTTATTTGGAGCTATTATGAGACGCTCTCTTTGAGGTTTCAACACCACTCTAATTGACATGTCACCAATAATATTACTCTCTTGAACTTCTATTCTTTTGATCTCTTCGAGGTGTCCACCAACTTGCATATACACTCTGGCATTACTGACAGCATTACCTTGTCTACCATTTTCACCTTGAGTAAACCTGTCTAGGTATTGTTGTAGATGTTTGACAAACACTACATGTCACCTTTGTTTCTGTGCTCGTCAATGAAGTCAGCACCCATTCTTCTGAGCTCTTTGTTTTCTTTCTCCAACTGTTCTGCTTTTATTTTATAGAACTTAGCCTGATCTGTTTGGTATCTAACTTCTTTTCTTAAATCGGCATTTAAATTACGATGAGATAATTCTATCTTCATCAAGTCTTCTATCCTCTGCTCTAAATCGTTTGGACCTCTCTCTGTAGGATTTGGGAAGTCTGGGTAGTGTGGATTATCTTTGACATCCTTTACAGTCACTGCTGTGCCCACACCTCGGGCCTTACATATCTCGGCCCATATCTTCTTTGCATCTTTATTTGATGTTACCATTTACTTGACATTATAGGAGTGTAACCTTAAATTGTCAATATGGGACTTCCAAAGCGACTTACAGAAATGCAAAAGAAATTCTGCGAATACTTGGTATTCGGCGGACCTAATGGACCTGTGACTAAAACAGAGGCAGCGGCCCTGGCTGGATACAGCGAAAAGAGGGCTAGGCAAGAAGGGTATGAATTAACCAATCCAAGGCAAAACCCTTTGGCTGTACAATACGCATCAGAACTTAGAGAAGAGAGACTATCAAAACACGCTGTCACTTACGAAGGACACCTAGCAGAACTAGACAGAATCAAAGAAAAAGCATTATCTAAAAACTCTTTTTCCACTGCCGGTAACATGGAGATAGCCAGAGGTAAAGCAGCTGGTCTTTACATAGAAAGAAAAATAATCAAGACAGGTAAGCTAGAAGAAATGACAGAATCTCAGATAGATGACGAGCTAGCACAAATAGAAAAAGACTGGGAGAAAGTAGTAAAGAACGTTACACCCAAACCAAAAGCAATTACGAAATAATTCTTTCCATCTTAACAATAATAGATCTAGGGAAACAGTTACGATCTGAGAACACAGCTTGCTCTGAGTCATACGAAGCAAAAGTCCAAACATGTTTTTTATCTTTAGCAAAGATGTATGCCTGCGAAATCATTGTGGCAGGTTTAAGTTTTTTCATCTCTTCTATCTCTGCATGCCCCGCGTCTCCGCACGGATCGAGCCAAACAATCTTATAGAAGTAATACTTCTTCTTGTTGATAACAGCATGTTTATATCTCTTTTTCCGTCTCATAAAACGTCCTTTTGTACCCTAAAACGTCCACCAACGTCCACCATATAGTAATTTTTATAGGGTTTTTTGCTTTTACAAAACCCTAAAACGTCCTTCGCGAGCGATTAACTTGACGTCTTTATTGACTTTTTTAACCATTTGGACGTTTTATACTGGACGTTTTAAGTTTTAAAAAATTTTTTAAATTAAAAATCCTATAAAATTTACTATATAGCGTCTAATTTATTGCCTCATTTTTGCCATAAACTCGCTGCAATATTGCCATTCTTGACTCTGCCTCTTCAATCTTACCCAACAGCTTGTCAATCTCACCGGTGATATCAATGTGTTCTGGTATAATTCTTGTGCTCGTCATCAAGATGGTTATCTTGGTGCTAGCGTCAGCGATGTCTGCGGTGTATTTTTTTATAAGAGCATCATATATTATTTTATGCGCCATATATATTAACCTCCTTTTCATCTTGCTCGTAATACTCATCAAGTCTTTTTAAGAAATCGTGTTTTGCCTTACGTAAATTAAGTCCGTCAATCTTGAATTCTTGATAATATAGGTCAGGAGTACATATCATTATTACACATTGTTCAATGTTAGAGCCATAAACATGGTCATG